CCAGAGGGGTGCGAAGAGTGAGCCCCATGCGCGTCCACTGGAAGGGTCACACCTACCCCTCGATCGGCTGGGCCTTGGGCGACATCCTGCTGGCGTTCCCAGGTGCGAGCGATCAGCAGGTCGCCGAGTGGCTGAGCGTGACCCCGCAGACGGTGTGCTACTGGCGGCACAAGGTCGGGATCCCGGAATTCCGCAGCAGGTCCAGCAATCCCTACCGGCTACGGTCACGCCTCGCGAGGTGCTCCGACTGCCTGCGCTCATACCGGCTGAAGCCCGCCCAGTGGCGGCGAGCCTGTCCGCGTTGCGGCAAGGTGATCGAACTGACGGCTGCCGATGTGGGCGAGGCCAAGCGGTGAGGACCTGGGCTTTGAGCTTGATCCCGACTACATCCAGATCGCCGAGGCCCGCATCACTGGAGACGCGCCGCTGTTTAATCGCCGGGCCGCCATGCTAGGCTGACCATCCCCCTTGGCCTGACCCCTCATCCCGGGCCAAGTCTGCAACGCCTCGCCAGTGTCCTCCGGTGAGGCGTTGCTATTTGTGGTGCTGCTCTGCTGTGGGGATTAAATGTGGGGACCAAGTGTAATTACTTGCTTGCGCTTTGCTGTGGGGTCGGTACCATTGGTGGCAGTTGTTGCATTGAGCGGCACGGAGGACGAGACAATGACCGAGACCAAGACCAACCCGAGGGCCGCCGGAGGCTGTGTCTGCTGTGCAGACCACCCGATCTCGATTACCTGGGCCCGTGCCGCCGTGCGGGCTGCCGGTGACCTTGGAGGCCGGCCCGACCCGATCCTTGTGGCGCGCGTCGCCCTTGACGATGCGAGGATCACCCTAGAGGCCGCCCTGGCCGGGAACCCGGGATGGACTGGGGATCGGCCGTGACGCTGGCCGCGCTGCGTGCCATCTGGCGGAACTCGCGATCTGGCGGCGCTCCTGTTGACCAGTGGGGCCAGCCAGCGGCGCGCCATCCCGGCTGGACGTGGCTAATACAGGAGCGCCCCGGCGGATCGCTAGACTTCCGGGGCGAAGAGGGCGAGTCCTCAGAAGAGGATTTTGATCTGCTGACGCTTACCCAGGCCGCGCCCAGGCTGAGCGGCTGTGAGGTGATCATGGTTCACTTGCGCTGGAGCCGGGGCGGCGACTTTGTGGACGGCGCGTTCGTTGACCTGGGCGCAACTCCGAACAGGATCAGGCGTTGACCTGGGCCGGGCGCTACTAACCACCCACGCCACGCCCCGGGCTTGCGGGGCACAGGAGCACACCATGCCAAGAGCACCCTTCCCGCCCGAGCAACTCCAGCGCACCCGCAACCTGCGCGTGAGCGATCCCGAATGGGCCACCCTGGCAGCCGCTGCAGAGCGCGCAAACATGGGGCTGACCACGTTCATCCGAGAGGCAGCCTTGACCATCGCCGCCGAAGAGGATCCAGCAGCCAGGATCCAGGCGCGCCATCAGGCGGAGCGGATCGTCTCGCTGCTGCAGGAGGCGGCCGAAGCGGTCAGCGATGCGGGCGGTTGAACTGTTCGCGGGTGCGGGCGGGGCTGCTCTCGGCCTACACGCTGCGGGCGTCGAGCATCTGCGCTGTATCGAGTGGGGCGAGAGCGCGGCAGCAACGCTAGCCGCTGCGGGATTCCCTGCCATTCGCGGCGACGTTCGCAACCTGGGACACTACGATCTGCTCTCGCCCGATCTGGTCTGGTCGTCATTCCCCTGCCAGTGCTGGAGTAGCGCAGGCCAGCGGCTAGGCCCAGAGGATGAGCGCAACGGATGGCCTTGGACGGTGGACGCTCTCGACGCCATGAGCCCGCGCTGGTTCATTGCCGAGAACGTGACCGGCCTCACGCAGCATCGGGGCGAGTGCGCGGGCGGGTGCGTTGGGCCTGAGCTATGCCCACGAGCCTATCTCGACCGGGTGATCCTTGAGCAACTGCGCGAGCGGTTCGCCTGGGTGGCCTGCCGGGTGTTGAACGCCAGCAGCTACGGGGTGCCGCAGCATCGGCGCAGGCTGATAATCGTGGCAGGCCCTCGCCCGATTGACTGGCCCGCTCCCACGCACGGCAAGCCCACAGGGCAGGGCGATCTGTTCGGTCGCCAGTTGCTGCCGTGGAACACGCCCGACTATTGGCACCAGCCATCACCCGCCGTGGTTTGCTCCGAGGTCAAGGGCAGCGGCGAAGGGGGCAACCCGCAGAAGATGCAGCGGGCGAGCGATGCTTTGTTCCTGGCAACCGGCCGGCTGCGGCTGACCGTCCAAGAGTGCGCCGCCCTGCAAGACTTCCCGCCCGATCATCCGTGGCAGGGCAACCAGCAAAGCCGCTACACCCAGATCGGCAACGCAGTACCGCCCACGCTTGCGCGAGTGGTGGCGGCGGCTGTGCTGGCTGCGGACTCAGCGAGTAGCGAGCCGGTCGATCCGCTTCTCCAGCCGCTCGCGCGTGAGCTTGGACATCCCAGGACCACGATCGGCTAGCCGCTGCTTGAGCCGGTCCAGCCGCTTGCCTCGCATGCGTGAGCGCCGCTCGATCCCGCGATAGATCGCAACAGCGACCCCGGCGACCAGCAAAGCGATCAGCCCGTCCAAGGCTTCCAGCAACGGATCCTTGAGCACCAAGGCCCGATCGATGCGGAAGGCTAGCTCAGATGCGAGCGCTAGATCCTGCTCCACCTGAGAGGCTCCCTCGTTCTCTTCGGCGAGATCGTGGATCACCTCGGCCAGCAGGTTAAGCACTGGCCCGCTGTGCTTCTCCAGGGCCTCGGCTGCCTTGCGCTTGTGCTCCAGCCGGCGCGCCCTGGTGGCCTCGGCGGCGCTCTGTCGCTTCGGGGCGGGCTTAGCCTTCGCGGCCTTCTTGGGCGCAGCCTTGCGCGCTGTGGGCTTCCGTGCAGCCCTCTTTGCTGTGGCTTTCTTCGCGGGCTTCTTAGGCGTCGGCATTGCTGCCCTCCCGCGCCGCCATCGCATCGACTGCGCCCTGCCCGAAGATGTAGCTGCAGATCACCGCCGTGCTCGCCTGGATGGCTTCAGGCAGGGCAACGTCCCCGCTGAGATATGCTGCGATCACAGGGAGCAATGCCCCGAAGAACGCGGCCCATAGCTTCCGGCTCTTGAGTCGATCGGGAACGCTCATTGTATACCTCCTGCGCTGTCGTCGTCGCCTGCGCTGTCGTCGTCATTGGCTGCGCTGCTGTCGTCTGCTGCGGGCCCCTGCCATTGAACGGCTACGAGGCCGCCCAGCAGCAGCAGGATCGCTCCTGCAATAAGGCCCTGTCTTGCTCTTGTCGTCATGGTGTCCACTCGTTCAGTAGGGTGTAAGAGAATCGATCCCAGCCGCGCTCGCTTTCCTGCTTCTTGCAGATGCGCATAAATCCCGCGAACCCGTCCGAGCCTGGGCGCTGGAACACCTGACAGCCGGCGCTGAACTTGTCCACGGACACGCTGCCGCCTGCGCGGGTCGTCGCCCTGTGGCAGTTGATCGAGTGGTTGCCCACGTCGATATTGTCGGCTCGATAGTCCACCTTGCTATCGAGGTTGTCGTCACGGTGAACTGCGATGTCATTACAGCCACGCTGCACGAGCGCGAGGTACTTCCCACGGTGCAGGCCCAGTCGCCAGCAGGATCGGTACTGCCGATCCGCAACGACTGCAGCACAGCCTAGCTTGTTCATGGGATGCTCCAGCCAGTAGGTGCCCGGGTCGGTTGTGATAGTCCACCAGCGATCAACCCACGCGCCCCGCTCTTTGTAGATGCAGTGCATCTCATCGTCAAAGCGGTTCGGCGCTCCGTCCCGCTTGCGGATCCCCACGAGGTTTAGGTTCCAATCACCACCAGTAAAGACCGCGCCGCCGATCGCCTCGACTCGCTGCAGGATCGGATGCAGCATCAGCGACACGACGCGCCCGTAGCTTGGCAAATCGCGGCGATGTTTTCGCCCTGCCGGGTCTGCTCAGATCGGACGGCGCGCTGCTCTGTGACCAGCACCTCAAGCTTGGCACTGGTGACCGGGTGTGCGGGCAGGTCCTCGTGCTCCTCAAGGTCGGCGGCCACCTCAACCACCCGCTCCGAGATCGCTGCAGTGTCTCGCTGGGACAGAGCCCAGAATCCGCCNGCCGCNAAGACGAGGCTACCCGCTGCGATGGCGATCTTGATGCGCTGATCGATCGTCGTCATGGTTCATCCTACTCTATCGCGCCCGTGGGTCTCTGCTCGGATCCTCGATCGCCCTCAATGTAAGCTCGATCGTGTGTCCACTGGCCCAGCGGATCTCGGTCACAAGGCAGAGTTGCTGCGAGAATGAGATCGCGGGATCCGTCAATAGCACAGGATCTCCTAACTCCAAATAACCAAAAGTCTGCGGCGCGCTGTAGGTCACCTCACGCGAGGCCAGGGCAAAGGCTCGGGACCACCAGCCGCAGACCTTGGCAGCGGTCGCTGAATCGTAGATGATTTCCGACGCCTCTTCTCGGACCCGGCTACCGTACCGGCCCACAGAGACGCGGCAATAGTTGTTGCTGCTGGCACCGTCCGCGATCACCAACTCGTCACCGCTGAGTGTATAGGCTGCGGTCGGCTTGTTGGTCTCGGCGTTCCACGAATAAGCCAGCCGGAACTCGTTTGCCACCGAGTCAACATCCGAATAGGTGACCGCAGAGAGTCGGGCGACTTCTGCATGATCTGCTAGGAGGTGCCCGATCGCGTCGTCCTCCAGGGCATCGAAGCGCCACAGCACAAAGCTCAGTCCGCCGGAGGTGCTCGCGTGTGCAGGGGTGATCGGCAGGATCGGCAGGAGGTGGGCTTGTATGAAGTCCCACGGATCGACCCGCTGATCCGCG